ACTGATAAAGCAGGCCATTGGTTTCCAGAATGAAAAGATCACCGGCCAATGCTCCAGTCACTTCCTCAGGATCAGCACCCAATTGAATGGTGCTCCCGCGCTCTCCAGGCTCCCCTGCAGCGCCAGCCGCACCAGCGGGTCCCTGTGGCCCTTGCGGGCCAGGAGGGCCCTGATTCTCGCCGCCGATAACGATAAGACCCATATCAACCAACCCCCGTAAAGAAATTCCAATCAACCTTGCTCATGTTGTGCATCTCAGCTTTGACCTTTTGCACGTAATCCACGTTGGAGCATTGCGTGTCCTTGCAGCTCTTGATGTTGCCCATGTTGTACGCCGCAAGGGCTCTTGCCTGATTGCCGTTGTACTTCTCAAGCAGATGGTTCACGTAAAGCTCGCAGAAGCGCACGTTGACTTCAGGATCAAGCAGGCCTGTCAGCGGCCCGTGATACCCTAGCCAACGCGCTGTCCCACCCATGATCTGGCCCAACCCCCAGCTATGCTTCTGCAGGACTTCCTCTGTGGCGGCGGTAATGCCGAGTTGCTTGGCGTTCTCACGCACGTTCCACACATAGATAAAGTCCTTCTCATAGCGCACGGCATTGGGGTCCAGGCTGGACTCCACGCGAAAGATGGCCATAAGAAGCGGGTTCCTCGTGGGAACCTCACTTGGCGAAAGCACACGGCGAACATAAGGCCAGTCAATGAGTGTCACGGCTATTCACCCTTCATGGATTTGTTGAAGAAATACACGAAGGCCCATGCGATCACGATAATCGCAATGGCCAGAACAATGTCCCCGTCACCCACGCGCAACCAGTTCATGAAAAACCCCCTTAGCTGGCGATGTAGCAGCCGCCAATGATGAAGGAGGACGAGGCGTTCAGGATTGCGCTTCCGTTGACTGCATCACCGTCCTCAAATTCCTCGACCGTTATGTAGTTCGTGCTGGCCAGGATCTTCGCGTAGATGTTCTGCGTCTGGCTGTCAAAGCTTCGACCCACGACCGGAGCAACGCTGATTGCTGTGTCTATGGCCGCGCTGTAGGGCAGACCCGTGATACGTAGATACCCAGTCGGCGATGAGATGGAGGACACGTCCAGCCGCCCGCCCAGGTAAACGATCTTGCCGTGTCGCTGCCATGTGATCGTCCTCACCGAGCTGTTGATCGTGGCTGAACCCGTAGCCGTTGAGAAGGCCGCCGTTGCCGTTCCACTGAGATATCCGAGGGACTTCCCAATGATAAACCAGTCCGTGCCGTTGCTGTAGATGGAGACGGCTGCATAGGCTTGGTCAACGACAAAGGACGCCGTTGCATTTTCAATCTTTTCAGAGGCGTTGCGGGCCAGCGTTATGTTGTTCGTGGAGGCGTTGCCGGTGAAGTCCTTGAAGTGAAAAATGAGGCCGTCCGCAGGCGCAGGCAGGTTGAAGGTTATGGCACCTGAAGTCAGGTCACAGAGATAGATCTTGTTGTGGTCCGTGGCTGCAAGGTTAACCGTCGTCGGGCCCGTGGCCGTGGCGGTAAGCTTCTCGATGCGGCGGAACGTGGAGCGACCACCTGAGCGCATCTTCAATTCATTGGATGATACCTCACGGCGGAAGCCCACGGGGTCACTGAGGTTTGAGCGAAACAGGAAGTCCAGTTCCTCATTTGCACCGCGCCCAAACTCAAGGATGCTGGATCGGATTCTATTGATGATGCTCGGCATTAGAAATACTCCACCGTGTTGTTAAGCAGGATTGGATACTGGTCAGCCGCAACGCCGGTTTCATCAAAGCAGGCGTCCACGTTCTCGTCAAAGAGACAGTTCTCAATCCTGCAGCGGTCCCCATTGATCTCAATGCAGGCGTCGGAACCCCCGCTCCACCCGGAAGAGAAGCCAGCACCGCGCAGAATTACATCGTCACCGTTGACGATAATAGCTCGTGTCAGCGCAAAGTTGGACTTGTAGAAAGTCGTAAACAGGAAGTCAATTTCCACCTTGAACGGTATGGTAATCGTTGCATTCAAGAACAGGTTGGAGTTGCTGCCCACGAAAAGGATGCGGGCACCGGCACTGATCGCCGCGAGGCACGTAGCAAGGTCCGCATAGTCAGCGCCCGAGAAGTCACCGATGAAATAGTTGTACTCCTGAATCCGGGGAGCCCGGTCGTCCAGGTTCTTTATCCATCGCTGCGTGTTGTAGAACTGAAAGTTGATGTGCTCTGCAGCGGGGAAATTCGTCGGGTCATACATGCTGGTTTCAAGGGAGGTATCAGGTTGAATGATCTTCCCTGAATCACCGCCGTCTCCCCAGTTTGAAAATACGGATGGCCTGTCCTCAGTCACGAAAATTGGCATGAAAAACTCCCGCTATATGTTGGTTATGATGCTGGCGAAGTAACCACCTATCGTTGTTCCATCCTCACTGCCAAGGCCCTTGCCCACGGCTGGATCGCCGGTAAGCACACCGCCCAGCGCAAATTGATCGTTCGCGTCCGTGCCTTCACCCGTGGTCAAGGCCACGATCTTGACCCCAGCCGCCACCACACGTTGCAGTTGATTGTAGAGGAAGCTCCCCGAAACAGGGGGAAGCTCACCGTCCGCATAAAGCATGACGTTGGCTCCACCCAGGTTCACGTACTGCACCGACCCAGCGCCCATAATCAGACGGAACGCTGAAATGATCGCGGCGGGCTCACCCTGACTAAGGTTCTCAATGATCTTCACATAAATCAGGATGCGATAAAGGTCATCGTCAAACCCCTGACGCGGCTGGTCAGCGATCTCCCCGAGGGCATCAAGCCAGACGCCTGTAGCCTCTGCCAGCTTGCGCTGCTCAAGAATGTCAAAGACCGTATCCTCAAGATCCTGCACCTGCCTTGCCAAAAGCGAGACGGTTCCCTCTAAGGTGTTCTTCTCACGATACTGGCCCGACAGGCGTTCTATGGCCTGTTGCGCGTGGTCCGTTATCCTTACGATTGGATCATCTGCCATGGGTTCAGCTCACGATGTTGATGGTTATGCGGGAGCTATCAAACTTCGCCAATTCGTCCTGGGCAATCGTGATGTTGTTATCAAGCGTAGGCCCAGGCGAGGTTCCCACACGAATGACGACATCAGTTATGCCAGCCACGTCCACCGTGCAAAGCAGGTAGGGCAGCACGATAACGTCATCACCCGTGCCCAGCGCCTCACCGAACGCCAGGATGTTGGCAATGATTTGATCCTCACCATCAAGCGGAAAGTCGTCCGTGGTTGTAAGGTCAATCTCAACATAGATAGGGATCTCCGTGGCCTCATCCCAGCGCACCGGCTGCAGGAATCCACTGTCATCCGTGAGGTTATAAAGCTCATTGCCGAAGGTCTTGATGCCAGCCGCCACGTTGTCAAAGGCTTGGCGGGCAATGGCTTCAGGCTCACCCCCCACGAGCACTATGCGAACAGACTTCGGAGGCAGGCCATCCACCGTGGTGTTTTCATTGTTCACGTAAACGGAACAACTCTCCACGTCCGGCACCTCCAGCATACGGGCCCGAATCGCGTTCGGCGTGCAGCGCCCGCTTGCAGCGATCTGACGAGCGCGGCGTATCTTGAAGTCAGGGTCACTTTCCTCCGCGTCTCCCTGCTCAGCGTCCAGCGGATTGGTCACGGCGTCCCAGCCCGTAACGCTGTCCTCAAGGACGATAAGGCTTCCTGATGGAGCAGGCACGGGTCCGCTGTCCAGAGCCGTCATTGTTCCTGAGACGTTGGGGAGTTCACCCGGAATGACCTGAGCCGCAGATATAACCACATCGCCAACAGCAACACCATCACTTGATAGCGTGTTGGCACCGACGACCAGGAGCGGCTGTGGCTGTTCCGCGTCGTCGCCGTCAAACTCAATTGTGAATCCACTGTAGAAATCCCCCGAGACGTTTACCTCATCAACGTTGCCAAGAGCCTCCAGGGCCGCCTTGACAGCCGCTGCGTTGGCGTTCCAGGCAATGGCTGACGTGGACTGGCCGTTGAAGATCAGCGTAAAGTTTCCTGACACCGGCTCCACATCAAAGGTGATCTCCTGCACCTCATTTGTTCCGGCACCGATCGTATAGGCCGCGTCCGTTGCAAAAATAGCCTCAGGGCTGTTCTGAACGCTGGCCCTTGTGCCCGCTGGTATGATGGTGCCTTGCGTGCCTGAGAGCACAACTCCCACCGTTGAGAACGTGGCCTCGCGTCGTTGCAGGCCGGTGTATGCTGCGACCTCATCAAACTGCTTTCCCTCAGCGTTGCGCGGGCTGAAGCTGTTGTTAAGCTGCTCCAGGAGTTCCCATACCTGGGCTATGCGCTCGGCCTGGATCGTGATGAACTGCCCAAGCGGACGCCGCACATCAAGGTCAACGGCATTGCCATAGACGCCACGCGCGTCCTCATTCATTTCGTCACGAATGTCCGCGAGCCGCTTGATGACAAGTCCTTCCGGTGTTACGCCAAACGTCATGGCTTACGCTCCCCCTGCAGTAATGATGTCGCTGAAGTCAAGAATACCTTCCACCGTGTACGCTTCAAAATCAATCTCAATGAAGCGTTCGCGGGCGTTATACGTGGTCTCGAAACGGACAAGGCTGATAAACCCAGGCGTCCGGGTTATCTCGTCAATCAGAATGCTGTCGATGTTCTTTTGGGTCTGGCCTTTCTCAAAGATCTCATCAAACCACGGCACGCCCAGGTTGGTATCCAGGAACACCTCGCCCAGCACGGTCTGCAGGTTCTGCTTCATGATCTGTGCTATCTCCTCAACGCCGCTGATCATGTTCCAGTTGTTATTCAGAAGCTCAATCTCACCCGTGGCGTCATTGATCTTTATGTTCATCCCATGGCCCTCGCTGCATCAATTAGAGTCGCCGGTGTCGGCGCTACGCTGTTCAATCCTGATGTTGTCAGTGTCAAAAGAAGGAACGCCTGCCGAAAAATTCCCGGCACCTCGCTATCCAGGGCATCGGCCTGCGGAGTCTTCCCAGCCACCTCAAGAACCTTGGCCGATGCGAGGGCGATGGAGGGTACGTCAAGGGCTGCAGTCGTGACGGCGGAAAACTTGGTTGCTGGAGTATCTGTTCCAACGTAGGACCCCGGTGCAACGGTAACAGTGGACGCCGTGATTCCCGCTTGAATCGCCGCAGATAGGTTGGCCGCATTAGCGTTGGAAAGAGCGCCCTGGAAGGCTGACTTGCCGAACGTGAAAACGGCGGCGGGCTGGCCCGTTGGACCAAGGAGGCCAGGGCTTGAAAGCTTGTTCGTAACCAGCGAGTCAATGACATTGGCTAGGTTCCCTTTCCAGCTTGTGTCGCCGACCGTTGGCATGTCGGCAAAGGCTTCTTTCCAATCTGTCTCACTTCCCAGAGCCATCCGTTTACGCCTTCAGTTGAGTGAGTTTTTCAATCAATTGCGTCGTCGTCTGGACGATCTGTTGCCACGGGCTTGGATCAATCACGGTGCCCGTGGGCCCGAGTGACGTTGGGAATGTCACCGTAAGCATGGCCTCACCCACCGCCTTGAGCTGTTCCAGGCCTTGTATCAGGATGTCGATGAGTTCAACGGCACCGTTGCCAAGCTGAAACTTGCCGTCCTTGTCGCCCTTGAACGTGGCCTTTTCAACCTGCATCCGAAACTCGCTGTCCTCGATGAGCGTGACAATCACACTCCCGAATTGCAGGAGCAGGTTGTCCTCAAGCGGGAATTCCTCATTGGTCGGATACATGCCTGGGATGGCCACGGCTCCATTCAGGTCATGAATTGCGCTGGAGCCTGGAGTGTCCAGCGTGCCGTTGCGCTTCCACTTCTCAAGGCTCCGCTGGCAGCAAATAACGAGCACGCGATCGCCGACCTTGACCGGCATGTTCATGCGTGCCGTGCCCGCGCGATATCGCCAAAGCTTGACACCACGGATCACAGGCGGGTCCACTGGCTCGTCCTGGTCCACGTACTGGCGCTTCCAATCGCTCTGAACGTCCACAAGGCCGCGCTGTTTATCAACGGCCTTGATGGTGCCAGGGAAGGCCGTGTTCAAATCAAACAGACGGTCCTCGATCATCTCCTGGATAATCTCGACCATCTGCGGGGTTGTTCCTGGATCTCTCATATGATTGTGGCCTCCACGTCCAGCGTCCAATCCGAGCCATGGGTGTCACCTGTGTAGACAATCTTTTGAACCAGGAGTTCACCCGTATAGACCGTATTTTGCTCGAGGCGAACCTTGCCACCTGGAACAATCAGCGGGATCAGCAGACATTTGAAGTTGATGCCCTTGTCAGTTCTGATAGGGCTGCCGATCAAACCCGTGCGCGGCGTGAGCTGTACGGCTGGCTGCAAAAGGCCCGTGTCGCGGTCAAACAGGTTGATGGCACCGTTCTGCACGTTCCAGCGAAACTTGTACTTGGCGGCGAAGTCATCCAACACCTTGCGGTTGGACGTGTTGAAGGTCTGGCCGAAGGACACCACGTCCGCCGTGATAACCGGCTTCACATAGCCCACGGGCAATCCAAACGATTGGACCACGTCCTGGATAATGCGATTCACTGAGAAGCCAGCGGGGTAGCTCCTTTGAAAGGTGGATTGCCTGAGCGCAGCCTCACCGTCCAGGATCTCCAGGTTCGTCACCCAGTCCGGCGCAAGATACTCACTGCCACCCGTGGCGTTGCCCGTGAGGATGGTCCGCACAAGACCCTGGTATCCAGCCTGCAGCTCCACGAACAGACCCTTGCGCGTTGGCGCTCCCTTGGCTTCCGGGGGGATGTTGCAGAAGTTTCGGCTGCGCTCCGACAGGTTATAAATCTGGAGCTTGCCCTGGTTGGGCGTACTCTCAACAGACCGCTCAAAGCTGAATGTGAACCGGAGCTTTTGGATGTCCAGGCGCTGCGCCGTCCGAAGATTTATTAGGGTAAGGCTGGCCGTCCTCAAAAAGAGGGGTTGCGATCCCTGAACCACGCTTGGTAATATTGAATTCGTCGCCACGCTTACCCCCCTGCTTCCTCATAAATCAACAGAACATCAACCCCTAAAGTTTCACGATCAGGATTCCTGTTGGCTCCAGTAAGGTCCACGCAGTAGAACGCACCGCCCGGAAGTGACTCGCGCTTGTACGCCTGCACGAGCGGAAGGCCGGTGAGCAGCGGTATGCCCATCAACAATTGCGTCCGGCTCTCGTTCAGGATGTCCATGATCCAGCGGTTGGCCCTCGTGTTGAAGCGGAAGGCCAGGAAGAACACACGCCCGTCCAGTGAGATCTGAAACTCATAGGCCGGGTAATCGTTTCGCACCGGAAGTTGAAGAAGTGCCATTAGAGAAATCCTCCCAGCGCATTCTTGATATCAACGGCGAAACTCGTACGGGCCTGAGTCTGGGCCGTTGGCGGCTTGGTCCCCTGCGTGCCGAGGTCCGCTTTCTTGGGAGCGCCGTTGGCTGCGCTGAAGCCT